TTAAGAAAATAAGGCTTTGAAGTGAGAGTTACATAGCTCTGATTCTGTTACACTCACAAGACAATAGAAAAAGGAGATAAAAATGTATTCAATTCAGAACCAAAAAAGAGATGTAATCTACTACAGACCAAACGTAAAAAAGTTCTATGTTAATGAAACAAATAGAGATAACAAAACTACTTTTGAAATAAGAGCTTCCATTGATGAGAATGATCGTTTGCTTGGAGTTTATTCTAAGAAAGAAACAGCTCAGAAGATTATGTTAGAAATGATAAGTGATAACTTCTGGACAAATTCACCTGTTTACTGCATGCCGGAGGACGAAACGTTATGATTGCAATTCTATCATTTGGATGCGGTGTATTCTTTGGGGTATTTATTATGGTCGCTAGTAGACTTGCGGGAGTAGATGATGACACCAAATAAAGCTGATATAGAGTTAGCATTACTCTATCGAAAACAGGGAGATTTAGAAAAAGAAATACATGAAGTAAGAGAAGCACATAAAAGAAATGAATTTGCAAAGACAAATACGTATCAATTATTTGTTCTAGAAGAAAGATTAAAGTGGGTAAATAAAAAAATAGCTCGCAGGGTGCATCATGGTGAATGATGATAAATTGAAATATATTGATGGTAAACTAAAAGGAATTAAGTATTCTGCAAATAGAGTTGTAAGGATATGGGAGAGACTACAAGAGATTAACCAGGAATTAAAAGGAATGGTAAGATCACCATCGATACGTTCAGAAGAAGAAGCAAAATACCAACGTGGCACGCATATTTATAAATCCAATATCATAGAACTAATGAGCGAAGAAGAGACACTGATAAAACAGTATGAAATGTACGAAGCAGAACTTAATGATATCCAGAAGTTCTTACAAAAACTAAAAGATTCCGAAATTGAATTACTATACGAGCGTTATGAATGTGGAAGAACATTTGAAACAATTGGTGAGCTAGTTGGATATGATATGGCAGCAGTACAGAGAAAAATAAGAACTGCATTATCAAAATATTAATTTGTCATGATAATGATGTAAAAAGTATGATACTATGCGCGTAGGTGAAGGAAGCACACATATTGGGGTTGTGTGCTTTTTCTATGGGTAGGCATCAACTAAACCTTAACTCAACATGAAGTTTTCATGGCATATTAATCCTCCTTTCATCTATATCTTGATGTCTACCCTTTTCGCCTGCACCGGAGGTTTATATGGCAAGAGAGTTTAGTAAAGCATTCTATAAATCTGCAGCATGGATTAAATGTCGTAAGGCTTTTCTTTCGATACATCCATACTGCAATAGATGCGATCAGGCTGGAAGGATTACACCAGCTGAACATGTACATCATAAGATATGGTTATCACCGAAGAATATACATGATCCATATATCACATTGAACTGGGATAACCTCGAAGCACTTTGCCACGATTGCCATACAAAAGAACATTTAGGCAAGCCACAAGTGGAAGATGGATTGTACTTTGACGAGTACGGAAATCTAAAGCGGAAATAGAGGGGGCATAGTAGCAAATAATACGAAAACTAAGAGGACCGATGAGCAGTCCTTTGTAAACCTGAAACTGAAAAGCGGCTGATGGGTGTAGTCTAATGGCCGTGTAGAAAGGAAAAAGATATGGCAAGAAAGAAGAAGATAGACAAAGAAGCTCTTATTTCAGAAGAGTTTAAGAGACTTACGGTTATTTTCCAAGATATACCAAATGAGAAGAGAGAACTATGTACTAACCTAATGCAAAATGCGGCTTTTATGGTCATATCTTTACGTGAATTGCAAGATGATTTGCGCATTAATGGATGGATTGAAGAGTATCAGAATGGTGAAAACCAATCTGGAAGAAAACCTTCTAGTACATCACAGGTATATAACAAATTAATTTCAAACTACAATAACATCATCAAACAGCTTGTTGGGTTGTTGCCTGATGACAAACAAGAAAGTGTTAAGGCAACTGTAGATCCAATGATGGAGTTCTTTAATACTAAATGATTGAGTACGATCATACTAACTACATTCTTAAATACTGGAATGAAATCAAAAACAAAAAGATTATAGTTAGTAAGAAGATTGAAAAGGTTTATCAGGGGCTGGCTAATGATGTTAAAAGCAAAAGAAGTAAATATAAGTTTGATATAGATAGGGCATCACGACCTATTTTCTTTATCGAATCATTCTGCAAACAGTCTAAAGGAGCAATTGGTGAACCAATTAAACTAAGACTATTTCAGAAGGCTGCTATTCAAGCTATTTTTGGATTTGTAGATAAGAACGGTGTTCGCAGATTCAACGAAGTGCTATGGATTATGGGTCGTAAAAATGGAAAATCTGTTCTGCTATCAGCAATATCTTTATACATGATGATAGGAGACCACGAAGGTGGTGCAGAAATAGATTGCGTTGCCAGTAAGAAAGACCAGGCAAAAATTGTATTTAATGAATCAAGAAATATGGTGAGACAATCTCCATATCTTTCAAAATATATTGCAAAGCGAAAGAGTGATATGTATTCTGATTTTAATTTCGGAGTATTCCAGCCACTATCAAGTGACTCAAACACTCTCGATGGTTTGAATGTACATTGTGGTATTATCGATGAATTACATTCTATTAAGGACCGTAATATCTACGATGTAGTTAAACAGGGTATGTCTGCCAGAAAGCAACCGATTTTGTTTACTATCACTACATCAGGATTTAACAGAGAAGGTATTTATGATGATCTTTACGAATATGCGGATAAGGTAATTAATAAAGATACTAATGATGAACGCTTTTTGCCACTCATTTATGAACTTGATAGCACCAAAGAATGGGATGATGAAAAGATGTGGCCAAAGGCTAATCCAGGATTAGGAACGATTAAAGCAAAGTCATTTCTGCGTGAAATGGTTAGCAGAGCAAAAGTGGATTCTAAGATAAAAGCAACTGTACTTACGAAAGACTTTAATCTAAAAAATGTAACATCAGAGACTTGGCTATCCTGGGAACAACTTGATTGCGAGGATACGTTCTCAATGGATGATGTTGCTAACACATATGCGATCGGTGGATGCGATTTATCCGCTACTACTGACCTTACTGCAGCTACACTATTAATCCGTAAAAAAGATGATGAGAAAATCTATGTTTTACAGCATTATTTTTTACCACAAGCACGAATTGACTACTTAGAAAAGACGTCTTCAAAAGAAGCACCATATCAAGTGTGGGCGGACAGAGGGTTGCTTACTATATGTAACGGAAATATGGTCAACTATAGCGATGTAACTCAATGGTACAAAGACATGCGTGATAAGTACGGTATTGATTTGTGGAAGATGGGATATGATAGAGCGTTAGCTGGATATTGGGCTGATGAAATGGCTGGAGAATTTGGACAGTCTGTAATGGAAAAGGTTGCACAGGGTCCATTCACTTGGACTGCACCAATGAAGGAACTTGGTGCACGCCTGGCAAATAAAGAGATTAACTATGATAACAATCCAATGCTTAAATGGTGTTTATCGAATACTGGAATTAAAGCGCATGGCAGTATTGAATCAATTCAGCCTGTAAAGATACAACAGAATAGGCGCATTGATGGCATGGTTAGTTTATTGAATGCATATGTAATATATGTAAAGTATCGTGATGATTACTTGAATTTGGTTGGATAGGAGAAGAGATGGGATTATTTGATATTTTTAAGCGGTCTAGATCCACATACAATAGCGATTTTAAACCATACGATATTGCAGCATGGAGTTATCGCTCGTTTGATGGACAAGCACTAAATATTGATTTAGTACGTGCATCAGTAGATGCACTTGCTAGAAACATTGCAAAAATGTCATTACGTGCTGTAATTGCAAATAAGGATGGTACAACTACAGTTGACTATGTTTCTGATATTGCAAAGGTTTTAAAGCATCCTAATCCGTACATGACTATGTACGATTTTTTGTATAAGACAAGCGCAATGTATTTCTTGAACAATAATGCATTTATTTATCCTGAATATGATGAAAAAGGATATTTAATAGCACTACATCCAATTAACTACAAGACATTCAAACTATATGAATTGAACGACAAGTTATATGCTTCATTCCAGTTGAGTTATACACGTACGTATACTGTGCCATATGACCGTATCATCCATCTTAGAAATCACTTTATTAGAGATGATTTAATGGGTGATGCGAATGCGGCACTGTATACAGCATGTGAGTTACTTGATGCACAAAATCAGGGAATTATTAACGGAATAAAAAATAGTGCTATTATCCGCGGTATTTTAAAGACAATAAATGTAATTAAAGAAGATGATCTAGAAAAAGCAAAACAGAGATTTATTAAAGATAATCTTTCGGCGCAAAATAATGGTGGTGTAATTGCGGTGGATGGAAAATTTGACTATCAGAATATCGAGTCAAAGCCATACATTGTTGATTCCGCTACAATGGACCAAGCCAAGAATAAGATTTTTACATACTTTGGAGTAAATGAAGAATTCCTACAAAACAAATTTACGTCAGACCAGTATGAAGCTGTATATGAGGGTAGATTAGAACCGTTTGCAATTCTTCTTACTGACTCATTGACGTATGCTTTATATACCGAAAGAGAACGTGGGTTTGGTAATGAAATTGAAGTCAATATGTCTCGATTGAAATACCAGCCAACTGCGACAATAGTCAACGTTATTAGTGCAACGAAAGAACTTGGGTTATTTACTAGAGACGACTACAGAAGCATGCTTGGCTATACTCCATTAGGGCATGAGCGTGGTGGTGATGAAATCATGATTGCAGTAAATAACTATGTAAAGGAATCTGATATTAAGGCGGAGGAAGATGAAGAAAATGGAAATGATTCAGAATAAAAAAGAAAATCGTTCATTCTTTTGCGATGTAGTAACGCGAAGTGATGAGCAACACGGAAACGTTATTGAAGGCGTACCTATTGTTTTTGATAAAGAAACAGACTTTGGATTCTGCAAAGAAGTAATTGATAGTGGAGCATTAAATCAAACGGACTTAAAAGATGTCCGTTTTTTAATTAATCACGATACAGACCAGTTGCCTTTAGCACGTAGTCGAAATAATAATGCAAATTCAACGATGCAATTATCAGTGCATGAAGATGGCTTGCATGTTCGAGTTGATTTAGACACAGAAAATAATGCACGCGCAAAAGAATTATATTCAGCTGTTAATCGTCAAGATTGTAGTGGAATGTCTTTTATGTTCACTGTTGACGGTGAGAGATGGGAAGGACTGGATACAGAGAAACCGGTCAGACATATTACAAGTATTTCGAAGGTATTTGAAGTATCAGCAGTTACATTCCCTGCGTATGATCAGACTTCTATTAATGCTAGATCGCTGGAGAGCGTGAAAGAATCACTGGAGAGTGAACAGAAAAAAGCGAAAGCTGATTTCGTAGAAGAAAGACGAAAAGCGCTAAAGGCTAGAGCAGAGCAGATAGCTAGAAAGGATTCAAATGAATAAGGAATTACGTGAAGTACTCGAACAGTTAAATGCAACTCAAGAACGTGCATCTGCAATTTCTAAAGAAGTTGAAACAGCAAGTGAAACGCGTTGTGCGGAGTTGGGAGTTGAGCTGGATGTAATCGAGGAAAGAACAAAAGAACTAATGCTCAAAAAACAAGAACTTGAAGAAAAGGAAAAAGAAGAACGAGCAGAAGTTGAAGCAGTTGAAAATGGAAATGGTAAGGAAGTAATCCTACCTACAGAGGAGAGAAAAATGGAAAAGAATATTACAAGAGACATGATTGAATATCGTGACGCGTTCTATGCGTTCTTAAAGGGAGAAGCTACACCAGAACAACGCGCAGCATTAATCGCAACTGATAATGGAGTTGCGTTACCAAAGCAGTTAGATGATAAGATTTGGGATAATATCCACACAGCACATCCAATCTTGGCAGACATTGATATCAAGAATACAGGCGTTATCTTAGAAGTAACAAAGCACACAGCAATTACTGCTGGTAAGGCTAAGAAGGTTACAGAAGGTACAGCTAACGCTGATGAAGCAAATACATTCGTTAAGGTTGTGCTAAACGGAAACGATTACTCTAAGAGTGTTGAATTATCTTATGCAGAGGCTAAGATGACACAGGGTGCATTAGAAGATTATCTAGCAACTGAAATTGCTGCTGATTTAGGTGAAGCATTAGCAACTGATGTATTTGCACAAATTAAGGTTGATTGTGCTGCTAATAAGGTTGTTGCTGCTACACTTGATTATGCATCATATATCTCTGCATTTGGAAAGGTATCTGCTGGTAGCAATCTAGTTGTATATGCATCACGTGCGACTAAGTATGGTTCAGTACTATCTCTTGTAGATAAGAATGGTCAGCCTGTATTCCGTGATGGTGTGACATTTGGTTCAGAAGTTAAGGAAGATTCTGCTGCAGGTAGCGAAATCTTTATCTTAGATCCAAAGATGTTCGTATTAAACGTTGTACAGCCTGTTATGATTGAAACAGATAAGGATATTAAGGCACATAAGATTATCTACTCTGGATATACACGTGCACAGGGTACAATGCGTAATGCAGGTGCAGGCGCATTTATTGCTAAGGCTTAATTTTAGATTTAAAAGGAGAAGTGAAATTGGGTTCACTCCAAAATATCTTCTCCTTTTTCTATTTCTGTTGGTGGGAGGTAATTATGAATGATACGGAGTTAAAACAATATGTTAAAACAAATCTGCGTATTACTACAGATGCGTATGATGGTGATGAAATTAATCATCTAATTGAAGCCGCAAAGGAAGATATTGCCGAAGCAACCGGAATAGATTTCAATATTAATAATCAGAATGAATGTAAGCTAGTTGTTTTATATGTTCGTGGCATGTTCGGTAACGGAGATGAAAAATCGTGGAATCTATACCAGGAACGATTAAAGGTTGCTGGATTTAGAAAGAAGAAGAGCGATGAGTAAGTCTGATGTGATTACACTTGTTTCTGAATTATCAGAAAAGAATGATAAGGGTGTATTTGAAACTGTAGAAAGCCATCGGGATGTTTTCTGCTCTGTATCGAGTACAAGTTCTACAGAGTGGTTCAGCGGTAGAAGGATGGGATTGAATCCGCAGAAACAGTTTATTGTTTTTGTTGGTGATTATAGAGGTGAAGAAATCTGTATATATCATGGGCAGAGACTAACTATCTATCGTACATATGAACGCGATGATGATCATATAGAACTGTATACAGAAAAACGCAAAGGAAATGAGTAAGCAAACAATATTACCAGATGATTTATCATCTACAATAAATGACTTACTTACTGAATATGGTGATGAAGCGAGCCAAGCAATTGGAGAAATTATTCCAGATGTGGCAAAAGAAGCCACTAAAAGATTGAAATCTGCTAATAGTTACAATCGTAGAACAGGTAGATATAACAAAGGCTGGTCAACTTCTAAAGAAGCAAAACGAACACAAGTTAAAGCAATCGTGCACAACAAGACAGATTATCAATTAACACACTTACTTGAATTTGGTCATGCGAAAGCAAATGGTGGAAGAACTAAAGCGTTCCAACATATTGCTATTGTAAATGACTGGACTCAAGAAGAACTGGTGGAAAGAATAAAGGAGAGAATAGGGAAATGAGATTTGATGAAATTGCTTCCATGCTAAATGGAATCTTAGGAACTAATAAGTGTGCATATTATCAGTGGCCTGAAGAAAAAGCACCAAATCTTCCGTATATTCTTTTTTATCATCCATCTAGTAATGATGAGTGCGCAGATAACACAAATTATGCAAGCATTACAAACTTAAATATCGAACTATACACTAAGACAAAAGATTTTGATACAGAGCGTAAAGTAGAAACTGTATTAAAAGCTAACGGATTGGTGTATGAAAAATCAGAACAATACATCAATCAAGAAGATATGTATGAAGTACTATATGAAAGTGAGGTAGTTATTGATGGGTAAGATTAAATATGGTATCAGCAACGTACACTATGCGGTTGCTACAGACGATGGCACAGGCCGCCTGACATATGGCGATATTAAGAAATTGCCAGGCGCTGTATCATTAAGCATGGAGGCAGAGGGTGATACAATCGAAGAATTTGCAGATAATGTAAGTTGGTATAACGACATTGTAAATAATGGATATGCTGGCACGCTTGAATTAGAATCATTGTCAGAGGAATTCGAGTCTGAAGTTTTTGGCAGAAAGAAAGGCACAAAGGGTGGCATTCTCGAAACGGACAAAGACCAAACGAAGGAAGTTGCACTACTATGGCAATTCGAAATCGGCGGTGATAGCACAGTTAAGGGCAAGCGTGGACTTTTATACCGTGTTAAATTTTCTCGTAATGGAGAAAGTGGCGAAACTAAGGAAAAGACAATTAAACCAAATCATGTACAGTTAAAATTCTCTGCACCGCCTCGTATTAACGACGGACATGTTAAATTCTCTGCGAAAACAGGGGATGAAGTATATACAAAGTGGTTTGAACAAGTCACAGAAATCACAGGATAATGCATGAACAAAAGCCAATCATTTGATCAAGGATGATTGGTTTTAATTTGTGTATTAATTGCAAAAGGAGAAACTATGGAAAAGGTTATTGAAATTAGTGGAAAAGAAACAAAATTTAAAGCATCTGCAACTACAACAATCCGTTATAGAAAAATGTTCGGACACGATCTAATACAGGATTTAAACAAGATTCGTGTGGCAAAAGACCAGACTATGACTGCAGATGTATTAGAAATCTTTGCAAATTTTGCATATGTCATGGCTAAACAAGCAGATGAATCGATTCCTGATGATGTTTGGGAATGGCTGGATAGTTATGAAGTTTTTCCATATGAAACTGTCTATCCACAGATTATGGAATTATGGGCTAAATCATTAGGAACTACTGTCGAAATAAAAAAAGCGTAAGCCATACAAACAGACCGATAAGTACAGCGGTATTCATGCTACGTTGCAAAGAATTAGGGTTATCTATGGATGAATTAGATGATCTAGATGCAGGTATGATTTACGACATGCTGGCAGAGAAGATTAACGATGATTATGAATGGGATGTTATGGCATCCGAGAGTGATATAGACAAATTCTAGGAAGGTGGTTAGTATGGCTGACAAAATTAGAGGTATAACGATTGAAATAGGTGGTAATACAACCAAACTATCACAATCATTAAAACAAGCAAATTCAACGATAGCTGATACACAAAAGCAGTTGAAGGATGTCAATAAATTACTAAAACTAGATCCAGGGAATATTACACTATTAAATCAAAAACATGAATTACTAGGCAAATCAATTAGTGCTGCTAATACTAAACTGGAAGAAGAAAAGAAACTCTATGCACAATTAAAAGCAGAGGGTGATACAGGAAAGAATAGAGAGCAGATGCAAGCTCTTGAACGCGATATCATTTCAACTACAGAAGAGCTTAAAAACCTTAATAAACAGTATGGAAATGCATTAACACCAGCGTTACAGTCTGTATCAAATGCGACTGGCAAGATGTCTGAACAGACAAGAGGTCTTTCTACGGCGGCCGCAGCAGGTGCGGCAGGTCTTGTTGGCATGACAATTGCTGCAGGTAAGACTGCAGATGATATCAATACGATTGCAAAACAAACAGGATTTAGCACAGAAGAATTGCAAAAGATGAAGTATGCAAGCGATCTGATTGATGTCAGTATGGAAACAATGTCAGGTTCAATCAAGAAACTTACATCAAATATGGCTAATGGAAATGATGCATTTGATAAGTTGGGTGTTTCTGTAAAAAACCAAGATGGAACACTAAGAAATGCTACTGATGTTTGGTTTGATGTAATTGATGCATTATCAAAAGTCGAGAATGGCACAGAAAGAGATGCTCTTTCGATGCAACTATTTGGTAAATCAGCGATGGATATGGCTGGTGTAATTGATGATGGTGGTGCATCTCTAAAACAATTGGGTGATGAAGCACAAGCGGCTGGATTGATACTATCTCAAGATGCATTAGATTCTGCTAATCAATTTAACGATGGATTAGACACATTAAAAGCGAAGGCACAACAATCATTCTTAAAAGTTGGTGCTACACTAGCAGAAAAGTTACTGCCTAAACTAGAAAAACTTGTAGAAACTGTTTCAGGAATTATAGAGTGGTTTGCGAATCTCGATGGAGGTACGCAAACTTTTATTTTAACAATGCTTGCACTGGTTGCTGCAATTTCTCCTATGCTTGGCATAGTAAGCACTCTTACAGGGCTTGCCGCGGCGCTAAATGTTGCCATGTTACCTATGATTGCAACAATCGGAGGTATTATATTGGCTGTTGCAGCTGTTGTAGCAATAGGAATAGCACTATATAAGAATTGGGATACGATTAAAGAAAAAGCCGGTGAAGTGTGGACTGCGATATGCGATTTTGCAGTAAATGCTTGGAATGGTCTAGTTGCTACATGGAATGGTATTGGTGATTTCTTCGGAGGAATCTGGGATGGCATACAGAAAAAAGCATCTTCACTATGGGATGGTGTTACTTCAATTTTCACAAATGCAATTGATACTATAAAAGGCTTATTTAGTTTTGAATTTAAGTGGCCACATATCCCGCTTCCTCACTTTAGTATTAGTGGCTCTATTAATCCTTTGGATTGGCTAAAAGATGGCATGCCAAGTATAGGTGTAGATTGGTATGCTAAGGCAATGAATCAACCATATACATTTACAGAGCCAACGATCATTGGTGTAGGTGAAGCCGGCTCTGAAACAGTCGTTGGCACAGATTGGTTAAAGAAACATACTAATGGAAACATTACGATTAATGTATATGCTTCTCCTGGTATGGATGAGGATACTCTTGTAAAGAAGATGATTCGACAAATTAATCAAGAACTTGGGAGGGCGATTTAGTGACAATTAGAAGATTCAAAATTCATTTATCCTCCGCCACTTTCAATTTGACGGATGAATTAGATCACACTTACTTTTTTGACTCTCCATCAGGGCTTGGTCTTACTACAGATTATGCGTATGAGAAATTAGGAAATGCATATGTACGTGTTGGTGATGCTATTCCTCAACGTTCTGTTTCTGGTGTTTTGATAGTCAGAGGGGAAAGCAGACAATCTGTATATGAAAACTATCAAGTGTTTGTAAATGCTTTATCGAAGGATAATAATGCTTGCAAGTTAGAGTATTCCTTACCTAATGGCAGTGTATATATGATGGATGCAGACATTGTTCAGATAGAAAAATCGGAAATTGAACATAATGATAGAGCGTTAAAATGTACTATGTCAATCATCGCAAAATCAAAGTGGTATGACGAAGAATATCGCTATATCGATGGTAGGAATGACATTGCAGGCGGAAAGATATACGGATTTGATTACGCATATTCCTATACTGAAAGTTTGATAGGCACATTTAATATTCAAAATCTTTCATCGAATAACGTACCTACTATTCTTACTATATATGGTCCGTGTTTGAATCCTAGATGGACAATTATCTGTAATGAACAGGAAGTTCTACATGGCCAATGTAATATCAAATTAGCTACTGATGATGAATTGATTATTAATTCAATAGATGGGCAAACAGAGATTACACACTTTATTGGTCAAACATCAGAAAAAAAGAATGCATATCAATATTGCAACTTTGATATGCAAAACTTCGTAAAATTACCTTTAGGTGAGTGTAAGATGCTTGTGACTAATGAATCAGGAGATATGGTTAAGAGTGCTGTTGTAATCCGGAGGGAATTTAATGCAGTATAACGTTATATATTTTACTCAAACAGTTGAATATATTGGTCGTTCAGAAGCGTTTTATTGCGTGCCTGCAGTCGACTATATCTCTATGGTGAAAACATTAATTAAAATACCAAAGGTTGAATTTAAACTTGAAAAAGGGATGTTGGTACGAGTTAATAATACTTCTGGTGTGATATATGAAGGTGTAATATCTGATATATCTATTGGTAAAGAGTCTTATCTTGAACTTTCGTGCCTGCCTTTAGAAAGCCTTCTTGATGCAAATGTATATACATTGTCTCTTAATGATACTAATAGATATCTTTTCAACTGGATCAAGAGTGCAATACAAATGATAAGCGTGGATGGTAAATCACCACGCTTTTATTTTGACGATGATAAAGGAATTGATGCATTCAATGAAATTCAAGCACATCTGGGTGATGAACGGATTACAAATATAAGAGATGTGCTTGTATCATTGCTTAGAAATAAAGGATATAGGATTGATTTATCAATAGACTGGGCAAATGCTTGGATTAAGTGTATTGGTGTCCAAAATGACAATTCTAAAGCATATAAGTTTGATTTATCGTTAAATGATTTGATTGACTACAATATTAATTCCGGTTCTAGTGAGTTAAGTCCAAATGTGTGCGTATGCATTGATAAGATAAAAGCTGAACAAAACCAATTAGTACAGAAGAATTACTATTTTATTCCAACTGCAGATGGCATGTCTGGAACAATTGAGAATACGTCAGATGGAATAATTTCTCCCATCGTAACTGCAGTTCAAACAATAGAATATAAAGTTGAAAATGGTGAGAGTTTTGAACAAAAGGCTTTATCAACTGCAACCGAAACATTGTATAAGAATTTGTATGATGAGGAAACGACGATCAAGTTCTATACAAAATCAAAAGTGTTAGAGCCTTTTGAAATTGGTAAATTGTATCAGATATTCAATAATGGGACATCACATTTTTCTATCTGCACAGGATATGAAAATGAGGGTGATAATATCCAGGTAGTTAAATTTGGATATGCTAGAAAATCACTAACAAGCATCATTAGAAGTATTAGGAGGGATAATCAATGAGCAAAGTAATTAGAGCCACAGGAACAAACGTAACTGCATCTGACGATGCATACATAATCAGCAGATTAATCAATGATGGTTTATTTTCTATACCAAACATTTCAATAAGTGGAAATAAACTGCATATCACTTCTTTCAGAGGTGTTGTAGCTGGCAGAGATTTTCAGGTGGATGAGCAAGATGTAAATGCGACAATGGGTGCAGGCAGAAACGCTACACAATTTAAAATATATGTAGATATTAATTTAGGAAATTCTGATAAGATTCGTATTATTACATCGCAAACATCACCGTCTGGGGCAAATAATACCGATATATTAGGAAGCACGCATTTTTACTTAGAGCTAGGCGCGTATACAGCCACAAATATATCTATTGCAAATGCTGTTGTTACTGCTAAGATTGCAAAGAATATTGTCACAAAAGATAACTTAGAAGTACCGGGAAAAATTACTGCAAATGGTGGATTAGCGATTGGTGGTAACGATACATTTATCGTTCGTCGATTTACAGCGCCAAGACAAACCGTAAACTATAACTCATCTAATCTAACAGTTGTCAACATTAATGTTCCTAGTGGATATAGTATGATTGCTCCTATTAGCGCGACGACCACAGGATGTTTGTGCAATATCCACAGTTGGAACACGACGTCAGTTACTCTGTATGTTGGCAACATGTGGAATGATGGATATGTTCTTCCGGCAGGAGAAATAAACGTGGATGTTCTGTTAGTTAGAAAGGCGGTATAGAATGCTAATTGATGGAAAAAAATTTACAGAAGTTCCTAGTAATAATAAAAGCGTTGTTACTTTCAATAGAACGGTTTTTGAGAATTTGAAACTTCTAATCGATTCTTTTGAAGTAGGCGTGATTCATGAAATTTTATTCGATGGTGATACCACAGTTTATAAAATGTACACGGATCCACTTACATTCTCTAAATCTGGTACAGGCTATACCTTATCTTTTATCCTTACGGATGTTCCACAAAAGGATATTGAAGCTACCCATTTCAAAGAGGTTCAGCCTTTAGTTAGAGACATTCTCCAAACAGCAAGTGCTGACGTTGTTAAAAAATATGTATTGTTCTTGGATCAGTGGAAAGCTGGGGATAAGTACAAAAAAGGACAACGTATTGGCTACAACGGCACTCCATACACTGTCGAATCAGACCATACTGCACAGGATAGTCAGACTCCAGATAAGACACCTTTGCTATATGACGATCTAACAAAGGAACGAGAAGCAAAACAGTGGGATGAAAAAACAACCTACAATAAGGGTGATTTAGCAATCGCACGTGGCATCGTGTTTGTTTCAAAAATCGACAATAACAAAGGGAACGAGCCAGGTTTTGGAAATACCTGGGATTACAAAAAGTAAATAGGCTATTAAGAGCATGCATGCAGCGTGCTCTTTTTAGATAGAAAGGTAAAGGACTATGAAATTATTTATTATTTGTGGACATGGAGCAGGGGATCCCGGAGCATGTGCATACGGTTATTCAGAAGCAGAACGTGTAAGAGCTTTAGGTCTTAGAATTAAGGCGCTCGGTGGTGATAGCGTAATTCTTGGTGATATTAATCGAGATTTTTACGCAGATAACGGAATTAGTTATTTAGACCTGACACCAGATACAGAAATACTTGAATTACACATGGATGGCGCATCCCCTACAGCGCGTGGAGGACATGTAATTGTTCTTGATGGAATAGGAACAGATGCATATGATAATGCATTGGCTACATTTATTTCTAATGTGTTGCCAGGAAGAGCCTACCCACTACAATTTAGATCGGATTTAGCAAATCCAAATCGTGCAAGAGCTAGAGGATTCAGTTATAGACTTATGGAATGCGGCTTTATTACATCAGAAGAAGATCTGGCTATTTTTAACGCAAATATCGACACAATTGCACGTGGGGTATTAGCATGTTTCGGTATCGCGCCTACTCTATCCACTGTCGGCTGGCATGAAGATGCTAAAGGTTGGTGGTTCCAAAATGCCGACGGAACTTATCCAAAGAATGAATGGATGAGAGTTTATTGGGATTGGTATTACTTCGATGGTGATGGATATGCTGTGAAAGGTTGGCAAGAAATCGAATACAGCGGAAAGAAAGAAAAGTTCTATTTTAATAATTCTTGTCAAATGGTTACTGGTTGGCAGTATTTAGAAAATCATTGGTACTACTTCAGCGGAAATGGTGTAATGCTAAAAGGACTTCAAACTCTTAGCTGGGCAGGTGTGACAAGCACTTATTTATTTAATGAAAATGGCATATTGGTGCAAAATGATTCTGTTAATTTGACGGTATATGCAAATCCTGATGGAACAATTAGAGAAATATAGGTATCAAAAATGCTATTAAAAGACGTATTCGCATTGATTGAATTTAAAGATTTTGTAAGTGCTCTATTTTCTATTGTCTTTATTGGTTCAATCTTTATTCAGATTGCGCCAATTAAGATAAACCCTTGGGACAAGTTGTTAAAGTGGGCTGGCGATAGAATAAATCACAACGTCAATCTAAAGATAGATACACTAGATAAAAAACTAGATGATCATATTGCTACAGATACTGCACGTAGAGTTGATGACATCCGTAACACAATTCTAGTTTTCGCTAATGAATGCCAAAGGGGTATCGTACATAGCAAAGAGCAGTTCAGATTTATCGTTTCCAAGTGCGACGCTTACGAACAACATGTGGAAGAACACCATCTTAAAAATGGCGTAATCACAGAAGCTACAAAACTAATCAAAGACACTTATCAGAATCATTTAAAAAATGATACTTTTCTAAAATAGATTGGAGAAAAATATGAAAGACGTATTAATTAAAGATAACAAGACTTATGACGTATTAAAAGAAATTGCACTAACGTTATTGCCTGCTTTATCGGTATTATATTTAGCACTAGCTGCACTATGGGATTTACCATATCCAAAACAGATTAGCGGCACAATCATGGCAGTAGACGCTTTCTTGGGTGCAATACTACATATTTCAAATAAACAATATAAAGAATCACAAGAAGAAGATTTAAAGTAAACTAAAAGCCTACTCTCATTGCGAGGGTAGGCTCGTTTTTTATACAAAAAATAAAATATTTCGTAAAAAACACTTTACATAATGACGGCACTATGCTACAATATATATAGAAAGGAGGTAAGATGAAAAACAAAATAAAAACCGATGAGCTGAAAAAACTTGGTCGTGATTTCCTCGTCGGTGTACTATCAGGAGTAATTGCTGGACTTATCACATGGTTGATTACCAAGTGATACCAGCCAGGGGGGGAAGGCCCCCCCCCCCACTATATTATATTTT